GAGTGTGCACTTGATATGATTAAGGATTTGCAGGCGCGTGTCCACGCACTTGAAAACGCAAACTTTACTATTCCGCCGCCGCCACCGCCTCTTATCAGGCACACAACCCAGGGTTTCTTCCCAATGTCGCCTCCGCATGCACCGGTTCCGCAGTGGCATTTTAGTAATGGTGTTCCGACAACACCGCCTCCGCCACCGCCACAGATGGTGCCGCCTGGACTTGAGCCTCCGTCTTTCCCCCAGAGGATGACAAACCTAAGTCCGGTTATGAGGGCAGACCTTTTCAACCACTAAAATAACAAAAACAAATAAAAAGTAAAAAATAACAAAAACAAATAAAAAGTAAAAAATAACAAAAACAAATAAAAAGTAAAAAAGAGACAAAGATTTTTTATTGTTTAAATGGATAAGATAAAATTGAATCCAATGTAAAGTAAAAATTTTGTTTTAATTAAATAAAATAATTAAAGGAACAAGAAAAGGGAAACTTATAATGGAATATGAAAAAAGGTATGTATCAGATATATATAATGAAATATCGGGGCATTTTGATAAGACAAGGGGGTATCAATGGAGTTGGATAACAGAATTTATCAATAGTATTCCGCATAATAGTAGTATAACAGATATAGGGTGTGGTAATGGTCGTAATATGTTAAACCCAAATTATAATTTTATAGGGATAGATAACTGTATAGAATTCATAAAGATATGTGCAAAACAAAATATGAATGTTATCCAATCAGATATGACAAAGATACCTATAAAATCATATAGTCAGGATGCGGTAATATCAATAGCGTCATTTCATCATTTATCATCAAACACAAGAAGATTAGAAGCATTAAAAGAAATGAGACGTATTATCAAAGCAAGTGGTAAAATATTGATATCGGTATGGTCAATAAATCAACCAGAAAAAACAAGACGTAAATTTACTGAATATGGGGATACGATAGTAACATGGAATAACAATAGAGGTAAAATATATGATAGATATTATTATATATTTAACATAGATGAGATAAAAGAGTTATTTAAAAAAGCAGATTTAATATTAGAGAAGCACATATGGGATTGTGGAAATGAGATATTTGTTTTACATACCTAAAATCCTATAAAAACTTCAAGTGCAACTAAAAAGACAAGTAATAAGGTAACAATAAAACCCCCATATTTTGTAAAATGACGACTAAAGAAAGCGCCGATAGCGAATCCAATTAGATTAACAAATAGTTCGGCAACAGAACCGTGCCAACTATGTACTGTAGAATTTTTAATACCGAATAAGCGGTCGATAGGATTAAGGTATTTTTTCTCTCCAGCAACAACTAATCTATCATTATACCAACTACTACCGATTGTTATATCTCTTTCACTTAAGCAACCTCCGAACCTAGAAGCAAAGCGTTCATTATGGTCTAAATACATTTCAAACAATTCCCATAAAACACCTAAACCTTGTATAGTAAAAAAGTATTGAGGAAAGAAATAACCGAGGAAGATAAAAAAATACAAATGATTAGTTTGTACTCCCATTATTTCAAAGCGGTAGCAACCCTTAATCTTATGTTTTTTTCTTTTACCGCAGGGGCAAGAAGGTCCATATGTAAAAAACCAGGCAATAAAAAGAATAATTACAGCAATCAGTTTAATATTAAAATCAAATAGGGGTATATTTTTAGGCATATAACAACGTGTATATATTATAAAAACACAATATATAAACGCAATATAAAAATATTTAATAACATGCGGTGAAGTACAATCTTATGAAGTTATTTTTTTAGAAGCTTCTTTTTCAACCATCAAGCTAAATTTTCTACTCTCAAACATATAACTATATCCTTTTCTATGAAAATTATATTTATGGCGCAAATTTTTCTGATATTGTGCTTCATCAATGTCTTTCTTATGCTGTAATATATCAACAGTGCGGTTATGGGATATAGATACATTTTTCATCTGTTCATTATAATATTTAACAATGCGGTCTAAATAATCAAGTCGTTCCTCAATTTGTTTTGTAATATTATCACGTAATTCAGTGCGTGCTTGTTCATTTAGAATATTAGATACAAAAGCATAATATCTTTCAAAAGCAATAGCCTCACCGTTTGTATTAATAAGTTGTCTAACATCCATTCCCCAGTCAGTAGTTTCTTCTATAGAGCGGAAGATATCTATGGCAGAAGCACCGAGAACTTCAGATACATTAAGTATTTCAGTATTTTTTTGGCGTATTTTATCTAATTTATATACTTCTTCCATCATATGTTCTTTTTTAATATCACCCAGAATATATTTGACTCTAATTTCAGCATAATCATTACCGTTTCTGACATAACGGCGGCGCTCCGGAAGAAGATATTGATTAAACTCGCTCATAATACGATATGTATATCGTATTTCTTTTGATAATTTATTATGAACAGAACGTTTATTTGTATTTTCTCTATACGCATTATGATCAAATATAATTTCAAATAGAATACTGCTTGTTATTTGTGGCATACCTCCACATACAGCATCACCGGGATTTCTAATAGGAACAATTCCACCACGTCGTTGAAGTTCATTAAAATGAGGATTATGTACGGTGCCTTTTTCAATTTCACCGGTATTCCAACTAAAAGCAGTATGGCAAGCGGTACAAAACATTTGGTCACAGCCATCAATTTTATAGATACGCTCTCCGCAATTAGGACAAGGACGGGTATCTTTCTTAATCATTTCGGCAGTTTTCTTATCATTTTCATCACATACGTGATTTTCGTCCTTTTGTTTGCCGATTACAACAAGACAATCGGGACAAGTAAATTGCTCACAAATACCGCATTTATATGCTGTAGATAGAAATCCACGACAATTCTCAGCAGGACAAGCGCAAATAAATTTTTTCCTTTGATTTAAAGAAGCGTTATCATCAGTTGTAATATTAGCATCAGTTTGTTGTGGATTAGTTCCATTTAATATATATCTTAGAGGTATAGCTTGACCTATAGCACGATAATTATTAGCGATAATGTCATTGTTTAAACGAGTAACTTGTATCCTTAAAGCATCAATTTGTTTCTGTTTGTTTTGGTTTTCTTTATAAATATCTCTACGAAATTTTTCTTGTTCTGCTTGATTCATCGTATCAGGCACTAAACTAAGTTGCTGTTCAAGAAGTAGTTTTTTACGATGTTTGCGATAATCGCCTTCTCCCCAACTTCTATTAAGATTAATAATAATAAAATTTTGGTCCCAAGCCATATTACAATTCATACATTTAGGACCGGAAGTGGTGGTAGTGAGGAACTTTCTAACACAAGTTTTACAAGCAGTAAAATCACAACTGGGACATTTAACAGGTTCCCGGGTAGCCTTATTAAATGTATCACAACATACTGCACAGGAATCGTTAGTTTCAGTCATTAAATATATTAAATTTAATTATATTATATTATATTATCAATAAATTAATTTTAAATAAAATATATTAACTCTTTCAATTTATTAAGTAAATAAACAAAGTAAATAAACAAAGTAAATAAATATAATCAAATATAATATAATAATGTCAGATACATTTGATTTTAATATAGAACACTATACTCCTCAACATTTATTTGATACATTTGGTATAGAGATAAGTGATTCAACAGATATAAATACATTAAAAAACAAGATAGATGAACAAATAACAGCCTATTATGAAGAGTTTGGAAAATCAGGGATAAAAGGCGAAGAATTTTTAGAAGCGGCACGAGAAAAATTAAAAGATTTTGTTAACAAAATAAATGCAAATTCGGAGATAGAAAGCGCATTAGAAGCAGATGGAAAAGTAATACAAGAAGAGGTAAAAAAAGATATTCAAGAAATAAGTCTTGCAGGATTTACGAGAGGTGTAATAAATCCAAATTTACAAAATACAACAACAGAGTTAATAAGCATAGATTCTAGATTTAAGGACACCGTATCGCGTAATTCACAAGCGTGTAAAAATTTGGAGTATAATCCGTCAGAAGAAACAACAACAAATTTTTCTTGTGTTTTAACAAATGATTTAAATAATGTTATATCATTTAATTTGAATTCAATAGAGATACCGCTATCATGGTATACAATAGATTCAACTTATGGAACAAATGCATTTAAAATAGGTGGAGATGTATATATTATACCGGAAGGTAATTATACACCACAAACATTAATTACGGCAATTCAAGCATCATTATTAACCAAAGGACAAATACAGATTACCTATGATGAAACAAATGGCAAGGCATCTTTTACAGGTTTGCCAGGTTCAACAGGTGAGGGAGATGTTATTTTTTTTGATGATACAGGTACAACAAGCGAATTAGGAAATGCTAAGAAAAATAGTAATTTAGGTTGGATATTAGGATTCAATCAAACAACATATACATATGAACCCCAAGCTCTAAATGATACCAGAACAAACGCATCTAGAGGAGATACAAATCATAATGGTACATTAATAAGCGAGAGGGTGGTAGATACATATGGACCTAGATATTTATTTTTATCACTGGAAGATTATAATAATAATCAAGTAAGTACAGGAGTAATTGGTATAGGTCAGGTAGATAACCGTTTAGATTTACCTGAATATTATAATTGTAGTTTAGCACAGGGTAATAACGGTCAAGTAATATCATCCGCACCACGACGTCTTACAAATAATCAAATATATGCTATAAATGAAATAAGAGCAAATCAGCAGTTAACAAAAGATTGGATTAGAAGTCCAAGTTCAACAGATATATTTGCTAAAATTCCAATAGTAAAACCACAATCGTATTATACAGGTGAACTATATATAGATGCAACAACAACACTTCAAGTGAATGAACGTGTGTATTTTGGACCAGTCAGTATAAAACGATTAAAAGTAAGATTATTAGATGATGCAGGTAGAATATTAAATTTAAATGGTATGGATTGGTCATTTACATTACAGGTAACATCAATGTATCAGTATTAAATATCAGTATTAAATATCAGTATTAAATATCAGTATTTAACATTAATAGCTTGAAATAAGGTGCCAATAAGAGTTTGCTGTTCATCTAAATCTTTAATAGTATCCGCATAAAATTTATCGAGTCTAGTTTTTTGTTTACTATAATTTCTCTTAAAATCCTTAGCAGATTTTGTAAATTGATTAATTACATCTTGATTGGTAAAATCAATATAATCTTGTTGTTCTATAATAAGTTTGAAAAATTTAATAGCAAGACTAATATTATTCCAACGTTTATATTTAGATACATTATGAAGAAAAAAGAGAAATTTACCGTTATTAACCTCAAATCTAAAATCCTCTTTAGTAGCAATTCCAGTATTTAAACTAATAAGAATACCACAAGAAACATCACTATTACACTGAGATATCATATCTCTATAAAATTTGTCAATTTCTTTCTTGGGAACATTAGCATTATATTTTTTTGTTTCAATCATAATAGATAGATCATTATCTTTTATTATAAAATCTCCTCTACCTTGTGTGGTATGAGTATCTTCTATTTCACATTTTGGAAACATTA